TTTTATAATCGTGTTTGCTATAATATTTTTTTTTAATGTTTACATCACCATATAAAAACTGGTCATATTTTGGCATGGAAAAAAGAATATATAATAGTATTACTTTTCTATTAACTTTATAATATTATATAATATTTTATTTTATATAATATTTTACTTTTTATAAAATAAAATATTATTTATTCTTTACTATTAAAAAATAGTAATAAAAATTTACATATATTTAATAATACTTTACTTTAGAAAATAAAGTATATTTTTTAAAGTAAAGTATTATATAATAGTATTATATAATGAATCTAATTAGGTATAATAAGGATTACCAAGGCGGCAGGCGGAGAAGGACTAATAGAAGGACTAATAGAAGGACTAATAGAAGGACTAATAGAAGGACTAATAGAAGAACTAATAGAAGGAGTATGAGGGAGGGGTGACGCCCTATTGAAGCTTAGAATCATTTTCTAAATTCAGCTTTGTCAACACTTGACATTATGCGCTGGTAATCGGTGTGCCTTTTTTCAATATCGCTGTAATCCGGTTTTTGAACGACAATGATTGGAATTAGCAGCATCCATCTGTCTTGTTTTTGAAGCTGCAGCCAATATTTATCAATTGCAAAATAATAATGATGTTCCGGCTCCCTCATTAATTTCGCGATGCCTTCTTTGATATTTGAAATCAGCGTGTCATAGTAGTGGCGTTTGACAACGTATCCGGTGGTTGTCTGACAGTGCGTAACCCGAATACTTAATCCATCAGCATTCGTTGTAAATGGCGGCAAATTATTTCCTGCAAGAAGAAGCACGTCCCATTTATTCTTTTTATTTGAAAAGAAACCATTTGCATTTTCAACGAATTCGTCTGGCAATAAAAATAAAATGTCATCCTCTAAAATCATAACGGACTCCCAGTTTGCTTCTTTCGCCAATTGAATGCACTTTAAGTGACTTAAACTGCATCCTATACGCCCATTTGCATTTTTAATCGCATTGAATCTTGTAATTTTACCCGCCATTCGAATCTGTTCCAATTGACTTTCCATATGCCGCTTCCTGTCGGTTCTGTGATCAAGATTAATGTAAAACCCTTTCATTTCGAATAACCCGTTGATATCAACATCATCATTTTCATATTTCCATATCGGATCGTTATATATTGAACACATGTTTTACTAATTAATTCGTTTTGTTAAATTCCTTGTTACTAGTTCGTTGTTTTCCTTGTTTTCGTTATATTTACTTTATCATTATTTTTATATTCATTTCATTAATTAGTTAATCCCAGTTGTAGGGAAACAAACCGCTTGAATAATTAATCAAATCCCACAATTGTCATTCGCAGCGTGGTAACAAGTTCTTTATCGCGACTAGAATGCGACGAAATTGCTTTCTGGTAATCTCTCGCCACTTTTTTTTCAGTTTCTACAATTTTTTGCAATAGTTCATTTTTTTTATAACATGACTCAATCAATTCGATGAATGCGGGTTGTGTTGTTTTTACTCTAAACATGTTGAGTCCCGGTCCGTTATGTTTCACGCACCATGATAAGAACGCGTCGTGATTATTTAATAAGACAGATGTTAAAACGTAATATGCAAATACGTTTGTATTCTCTCTATAAAATGAACGAATCATTTTTTTAGAATGATCTGAATCGTCAATTAGAAGTTGATAATTGACTCCCATGAAATCCAATATTTTAATGCACTGATAGAGAGAAAATATACTCTCTAAATGAAGATAAAATTCAACATTCTTTTTAAATTGCAATGCGCTTCTAGATTCAAGTGATGGCGGATTTTTAAAATACGTTTGAAACACGACATTCATAATTCGGGCCCATATCTCCGAATACGTTTCTGACATTCGAATACTTATTCCGGGTGGTAAAGAGAACAGCTGTTTTATTGCACTGCTGGAACCTTCGTCCGTACTAAAATCATTACCAAATGCGTGCATTGTTTCGTGAAGAACTACCTTGAACCACTCTTCTTCCCTATAAATTACAATTTCATTTTCTTTTTCGCATCGATACGTGTAGCCAGTATTTGCGTGCACAGGACCAATGGATTCGCTTTTATTCTCAGGAAGCTGTTTTTTAAATGGGGTTAAATATACGTATATAGTAAGCGTTTCAACGCACGTGGATTTTTTAGAGATCATGGACAGCCACATGTATACGCGATGCGCATACGTTTTATAGTATGCAATCCTTTCGAAGTTATTATTTTTGAAAATGATAAAAATCAAACGGATGGTTCGATTGTTAATTGTACATTCGAATGTTAGAATTTTCTTTGATTCCGTTTTTATGTAGTCGGTCATTTCTCTCGTAAGATATGTTTCGGACAATGAATTGGGACGAGGCACTTGCGACTGAACATCAACGACGGTTTCTTGATATTTAAAACATCCGGCATTTTTTTGAGTATTCATTTCAACATTGGCAGTATTCATTTTTTCGTATAATACGGATATTGCATGGTGGTGAGATTTACGTTTTTTATGAGGTTTTTTTTCTTTATCATTTTCTTCTGAGTCATCTTGTTCTTGTTGTTCATATGCGCTCGCACTTGTGCTTATTGTACTTAATTCAGAAATATCGGGAATATCGGGAATATCGATTGTTGTTAAAACCTTTGGTGTTACATCCGTTAATAATGACTGTATTGTTTTTTGAATTATATTCGAATCTAAATTCATATAATGTAAATTAAATTATTAATTATTAATTATTTATTATTTATTATAATAATTTATATATTATAAATAATTATTTATATATTATTATAAATTTAATAAATTATTATTTATGAATTTTATATTATTTTATTATAGTATATAAATAATTTATTAAATTTATAATAATATATAAATAATTATAAAAATGAAAATTAATTATTTTGGGATATTGCTCGTTACATTGATGGTATTATTTGGAATTAAAATATATAAGGATTCGGATTCCTTCAATTTAAGGTGCATTATTTCAAAGGTGGATGGAAACACGTACTGCGTAAGAGAGCGAAGCAAGGTTGAATTGGCGGCAGATTTGCTAGCGGAAGCGACAAAAAAAATGAAACGTTTAGTCGACCACATGAATTCAAAGCACGCATCCAATCCTGCAGTGAAGCGCTTGGTTGAAAATTTTAACCCAGGTAAAATAAGCGAAACGCTTCCCACCAGCGAACACACCGCATATAGCGAAAACAAGGGGGAAAAAATGGCGTTTTGTTTGAATGAAGATAAAGAAGGTACGCGGCTAATCGACTTGAGCACGCTCACATTTGTAGCCATTCACGAACTTGCGCATTTGATGACTGCGAGCATTGGTCACAAGGAAGAATTCTGGGATAATTTTAAATTCTTGCTTGAATCTGCAAAGAAATCGGGAATTTATGAACCGGTTGATTATGCAAAATCTCCGGTTCAGTACTGCGGAACGCGCATTGACGAAAATCCGTTTTATAAATGATTGATTGGAATTATAATGTTAGTGTTATTATTTTACCGGTTACAGTTTTTTTTGGGCAGTTAGTAGCGCAATATTGAAATGAATATTTAGCTTGACAGGCACTTATACATGTTGAAATTTGAATTGCAATATGATCAATATCAAATCGGGCATTATGAAACGAACCTGTGGGGATTTTTTTTAATAATTTTACTGTTTCACTTAATGTATTAGTATTTGAACGGTCGATAGCTTTTGACGATACATAAAAAACAACCTGACCGCGTTTATTAACTTTAGCATTATTAATAGAGAAAACGTGTTTGCACCCATTTTTATTATTTTTATGAAAAGGGCATTCGCCGTGATCAAGTTCCATAACAGTTGTGGGTGTAAAAGGATCGACGGGAGGTGGATTGGGGAAAAAATATCGAACCCATTTTTTTGCTTTAATACGAAACACGATTCGTTCCTTATTTGTGAAATCTGATACACTAGACCAAACTTGATACATTAAAACTTTGCTAATATGTTTTTTGCTAAAGGTTATTTTATAATCATCATTACTATCATGACATATTTTCCTAATTTTCACATCACCGGTTAAAACCTGGTCAAAATTGGGTATAACAGAATCAGGAACAGAAGTGGGAGTCGACATTTTAAAAATATAATATATGTAAATATATTAAATAATTATTGTTTGTTATTTATCATAAAATATAATTAAATGTAATTATTTATGATTAAATTATATTTAATATATATATCTACTAAAAATTAAGTAATTGTATTAATTCAAATAATTCAAATAATTCAAATAAATATTTATTATGTCTAAAAAAACGAATCCAATAGAAGAGATATATAAATGCAGTATATTGAATGGGAATAGTGCCGTGCCTGGCGGTGTTCCCAAGTGCATTCTTGTTTTTTATGGTTCTAATGAACTTATAATATCAAAAAAGGAAACATCTTTAACACAGTTGTACAATGAATATATTGAAAATGGTTCAAATTCGAAATTGTTTGAAAACATTTTTAGCAAAATGGAATTGAAAAATATTGCAACATATAACATTCCAGTGCACATTATTGATTTCAAAATATATTCGGATGATACGATTGATGTTGTAAAACGGAAAATCATGATGGCAATCAAATCACTTCTTGAACGCGGGACTGATTCTGAATCCGAATTAGCTGATTACGCATATGACGAAATGTATTTATTTTCAAAAACGCCGATTATATTTGATTCAAATGAAATATACCATAAAATGACCGAATTGGCCGAACAGGGCGAACCGGGCGAAAAACGAGGTAAAGATTCGGAATTTTTAAAGAATTATTTGATGGGATACATCAATGACGGCGGAGAACCCATAGATCCAAACGGTGTAAAAGACGTTTTTACAACCTTGAAGAAATTAAATGCAAGCGCGCTATTTAAAGACGTTTCGATTGGGCAGAGCATACCTGCAAGCGCATATGTAAATCCATTCTTTTTTAAAACTAGCGAAAGAGAGATTTCAAAAATAAAATCAAAAATGAACAGTTTAGAACTACTGTTGGATACACGAAATATAGTTCACAACACATTATTTGCGTGTTTTGCGAGGGATGTGTTACAAGCACAAGCAGAAGCGGAAACAGAAACGGAAGCAGTAGAAAAAGAAGAAGCGCTTATCAAAACGTATTATCCCCTGCTATATGCCGAAGGAATAAAATCGTTAAGCGATTTAGAATCAGAATCTTCGAAAATAAAATTGGATGAAAGAACTGCAGAATTATTAAATTCAGCAGAATTTAAAATGAATATCAACCAAATACGATTATTTTATGATATTTTCGAACAGTCAAGCAAACCTAAATTGAAGAGCGAAGAGGCGGGCATTATTGGTGTAGACCTTGAATTGTTGCCTGAAAGTGATTTTAATTTTCCGCTGGAATTGCTATTCAAGTTATTTCACGCGACCGAACAGTGTCAACTCGTCAAATACAATCCACCGTTTCAGGATGCAATCTTGAGAATGTACACGAAGAATCAGACAAAGGGCGGTAAAAAAATACCCTACTTGCTGATTCAGTATCAGTCCGATTCAAATAAGATTTATGACATTCAACAAATATCAAAGAAAATGGCGACGTTTGCAAATATGAAGAAACAAAAGAGGCAACAACAACGGCAACAGCAACGGCAACAACAACAGCAACAGCAACAGCAACAGCATTCGAACACGCGTGTAAGCATATATATTATGTATGATAAATTGGAGAGACAATATGGTGTACGAAACAGTGAAAAAATTGCATTTATTTGCGAATTCGATGAACTGGGACACATTTTTATTCACGCAACATTTAAAAATACGTATACAGAAGATGCTGTTGACGAGATGATCCGCGCTGCAGTTTCGCCGCATTTGAGATTGGTAATTGACTTTTTAAACCAAAACGGTTACAAGATGCGCGATTTTTATTCCATGTATGACGATAATGTGGTACTACAAAATATGGAATACTTGCTCATATCCAAACTCAATAATACAGAACCGCTGGTTTGGAATCGTTTTTACGGATGCATGTCCAGCGTAATGAAAGTAACAGAAAATAATTGGAATTCAGAAGAAAAGGGTGTAAGCATGCAATATATTCGCGTGCCAAATTTCGACGAAGGTGTCATGCGATTAGCGTACGTTGAGTCGCTTTATAATATGGGGTTTCGTGAAAAAAAACAGGTTGTCAATTTACTCGTTAAAAATTTGATGGTCACGAAACGGGTGGCGGAACAAAGTTACGACGAATTCAAAACGAATTTTGAAGGCAAGTACAGTAAAGTATTGCAAAAAAAACAAATGCCGAAAAAGATATATGTTAGAAAATTTCCCGGATTTAAAACTCACATGATTAAAAGTTTGGGTGACGCGAAGAATAAAATAACCATCAAAATAACCGGCATTAATAATATATACACCCTAAATCCGATTCGAATCTACATTGATTCTTTACTTCACATATTTGGAAACGATGAAAAATACATGCCTGCGCAGTTGGTAAAACAATTGTGTGATATAACTTCGTCTTCTTCTAGTTCCGTTTCAAAAACGGCAATAGTAGCAGCAGCAGAAAATAAAGAAGAAGTAAAAGTCGCTAGAAAGGTAGATGAGAAGAAAGAAGAAGAAGTCATTGAGAAGAAAGAAGAAGAAGTCATTGAGAAGAAAGAAGAAGAAGTCATTGAGAATAAAGAAGAAGAAGTCATTGAGAAGAAAGAAGAACCAGCTATAGAAGAACCAGCTATAGAAGAACCAGCTATAGAAGAACCAGTAATAGCAGCAGAGAAGAAAGTAGAAGAAGAAGAAGCAACTATAGAAGAACCAGCTATAAAAGCACTAAAAGAAGAAGCAGCTATAGAAGAAGCAGCAGCAGCAGTAGAAGCAGAAGAAGAGGAAGAAGAAGACATTGGAAATTTTGATTTACTGGGCGGCGAAAAAGAAGAACAAGAAGAAGAACAAGAAGAAGAAGACAATGAATATTTTGGCGGAGCATTTGAGTCCAATCCAGTTTATAAACGCTTGAAAAATATGGAACCTTCGCTATTCAAAGAAACTGCAGGATATGCCACGAAATGCGGGTGGAGCGCAAGACGCCAGCCAATTATTTTGACAAAGGAAGAACTGGATAAAATAAATACGTATGATGAAAAAATTGGCCAGCCGTCTTATTATGGCGTGCCTTTAGAATACAGCAGCGAAAATAATGAGGATGATCCCGAGTTGGAAGGTCAAAATAAACATTATTATATTTGCCCGCGCTATTGGAACGTTCCTGAAGAGCGGTCCGTCTCTCAAAAAGAAATTGACGAGAAAAAATTGCATAAAAATATTGTCACCAAAGAAGAGGCGTATAATCCTGATAATAAAGAAAAATTCATTATTGATCTCACGTCGCCTTTAGAACATTTTAAAACGGGGAAATATACACCTTATTTGCCAGGATTTTTAAAAACACTCAAGACAAAATCTGGAAAATGTTTACCATGCTGTTTTACAGGAATTAAAGGCAAAGATAGCGACGATTTGAAAGATTACCATCTCTTTGATAAAGAAGAGGGGGTCATTGAAGAGTGCAAAAAAGGGAAAGCCAAAACAATCCCTGCACCACCAGTTCCGACCGAAGTTAAAACACAACTAGAAGTACAAGAATCAGCAAGTAATGTAGAAAAAGTGGAAAAAGTGGAAGAAGAACCCGCAAAACAAAAAAAGAAGAAATCAAAAACAAATTTATACGTTTCAAAACCGGATTCTGCATTTCCTCTCCAACAAAATAATCTCGGGTTTTTACCGCTTTCTCTCCAGCTCTTCTTGTTTGAAGATGAAAATTACAGCAGGAAATGCAAATCAACAAAGGGCGACATGTTGGTCGAAGATGAAATATGCGTGCTGCGCATGGGCGTTCTCGAAAATAAAGATTCGAATTATAATCAATGTTTTATTTCTTGCATTGCAAGCGTCTATAATTCTCTCTCAAATCAGTCACTGTCTGCAACTGAATTCAAGCATCAAGTGCTAATTCCGCGCCTTTCACTTGACCGGTTTGCGTCCTACCAAAACGGAACTCTCGTGGAAACATTTAAAAAATTTGAATATATTGATAAAGACCACTTGCTCAAATATCGCGACACGCGCTTGTTCAAACAAATATTTCCAGGCGACAACACTGGTTCCAATTTTGAGGATGACGAAGACAACAGAGTAGTATTTTTTAAAACGCTGATCATGTCCTTCGAGAATTTCATACGCTATTTATCAAACGACGACGTTGCAATTGACTACACGTACTTGTGGGATTATATTACCGATTCGGTTTTATGGTCAGAATACAAAAAGGGCGAACAACAAGAAAAGCGTCAACCACCCATTCACGAAGAAGGGCTGAATTTAATTATTTTAGAGCTTACCGATAATAAAGATGAAGTCAGCATTATATGCCCCACAAATCACTATTCCAATTCCACTTTTGAATCCAGAAGGGTAAATGTAATCATTGTAAAATATGAAGGTTATTATGAACCGCTTTACACCTACTTGTACACGTCAAGACGCGACATTGTAAGCACCGTTTTATTTTCATCCGTCAATTCTTCGAAAATGGACAAGACGCTGAAAACGGCCCTTAAAAAAATTCAAACATTTTTTGAATCCACGTGTAAGCCGGCCCAGCTCGTAAAATCCATCGTTCAAAATAAACCATTCGACGAAATTGTTCAAATACTTAAAAGTAAAGCCACGCCCTCCGCTCAAATTCGAGACGAAGATATAAAACAAATTGTGGATTTTTCGGGGAAGACCATTGGAATGCAAATTACTTTTAATATAATGTACAATGAAAAAATGCGCTCAATTACCGGTAACATTCTTTGCAATCCGTCCGCAATCAACCGCCGATTCGAAATGCTCTTTGTAAATCAGACGCCCACCATTTGGAAAACATACAAGCACACAAAAGAATTCGCACTCCTCGTTCATAAAAAATCAAAAGGCGAATTGCCGTGCGCTTTTAAATTAAAAGTTGTCGAGAATGAACGCGTGATTGGTTTCATGACAGAAACCAACCAATTCATGCCAATCAGCGATCCGGTCCCTTTCAAAGACGACGGGGACAATTTAAAACATGTTGAACTTGGCAACAGCGTAAACATTGACATGTCACTGATTCCGCAAATGAATCGCTCGGGATTTGTTTTCAAGAGGGATGTAGAGAGAATAAATGATGTCGAAAAAATTCGTCTTGAAACTAATTTTTATAATGCATTTCGAAATATTATCCGAATTCAGCTGAACGGCTTTGAAAATATGGAAGTCAGAAATTCGATTGAAGCGCTCATTTACAACAGGCGCCGAGCCGACGGACAAAAAAACAATATTCAACAACAATATAACGCATACATCAAAAAACTGGCAGAAATGAAAAAAATGTTAATCGCGCTGGGACGACGCCACATTCAATTTGCTGAAATGGATCCTTCCGTATTAAAAACCATTTACGAACAGAAATCCGCTTTGAGTTGTGTTACCGAACGCGGGTCATCGTGCAAAAAACTCGCTTATTGTTTTTCCATCGATGACGCCGCCGTGTGTGGGCTTTATATTCCCAAACGCAACTTGGTCGACGATTCCGATAACGAAAACAATTATTATATTCGACTCGCAGATGAACTGCTGCGTTACAGGCGCATACGCGCGTACATGTTGCATCCGAATAAGTATTTGACATTCGATTCTATTAGCTATAATTTAAAAGATAACGAAATGTTGTTATTGGATGCGGATGTGCCGAACTATATTTCTGAAAATAAACGCGCAATCACGACGAATGACTACATTGAATACAAGAGTTACTATACCAGCGAAGGCGAGGAATTTATAGATACTGATGATGATGACGAAGAACTAAGCGAAGCGGTAGAACATGTTGATTAAATTATTATACCATATAGTTATTTTGTTATCTAAATAAATAAAAAATTTGAAATATTTTTATTTATTTTTTTTATACTTTATCAAAATTTATCAAAATTTATCAAAATTTATAAAATGTATTACTTACACGATTCTTTATTATATTCTTTATTATATTCTTTATTAAAATCCCATGTCATAATCCGGATCAACAGAACCGAGATTCGATCCCTGTACTTTATCCAGCGTGCTTTGTATCGTCAACTTGTTCTTGCTGCACGGATTCAGCGGATCTTCCGCCGCAATCTTGTCCATAAACCCTTGCAGCACGGCTTCTTTCTCTTCTTCCACCGTTTTATCCGCCGTGGCAACCTGTCCCATCTTCATAATTTGGCCCATATCCAGCATCACCTTGAACGCATTCGTTCCGTAAAACCCTTCTTGACCGCACATTACATTCGCAGAAACACCGCGCATCTGGTCAAGCTCTGCATGTCGCGCCGCCTTTAAAAACATCTCCGGCGTCTCCTCAAACGACGCTTTGGCAATCGGTCCAATATCGTCATTATTAATTCCGTGCCTGAAAATCGAAACCATATCCGATTTGCACGTCATTCGATCGCACAGTAAACTAATGTGGTGGTGATTAATATACGTGGTATCAAATGCTTCATACAGCTCATTAAACAGCGCCTGTCTCGCAGCTTCAATTCCAAGCACCCGGTTAATCTCCTGAATGTCATTGCTAATCGTTCGTTTAGCGTCAATATTCTGCAGCGATAGAATCTCCATAAAATTCGAGCCCACCGCATCTAGTACCCACGTCTCCTTCTTTCGAAACGTGTTGTTTTCCTTCGCAACCAAATCCACAACTTTTCGAGCAAGCACCGTTTTAATCCCCTTGATCCCCCTCAATATAATATTCTTCATTAGCGCATCCTGAAACGTCTTCAGCTGGTAAATCTTATCCGTCTGGTCCAGCGTCTTTGGATCTTTCTCCTTCTTCTGGAAATCCAACCTTATCCGAAACACCAAATTGTCGGTATTATAATCCGAATAAATGCACGACACTTCGCTCTTGTCGTTTTTCGAATACACCGCTTTGATCGCAAAATGCACGTCATCCATCGTAACCCGCTTCTCATACATGGATTCGCGATCCATCTCCATTCGCAAAATCCATTTCGACCGCTCCCGCTCACATTCTGTCTCATCTTCACCTCCAACCTCTTTCAACATTTTTTGAAACTCCGCGTATTGCGCTAAAATCAACTTGTCTGCCGTAATCTTCGTTTCATTCGGACTATCGCTCGGGTCAAAACAAATCTCCACGCTCTTCACAATATCCTCCAATCGCGTCAGCTCGATAAATGGGATCATTTCCGCAGCCGCATCCTTGTTCGACTCGTCGCTCGGCTTCAAATAAATGGTAGTGGAAGGATTCTTCGTATTCTCCGACAACGACAGCAGCTCCTCAATTCGCGGAAGACCGCGAGTAACTTGTGACTTGGAAGCGTCGCCGCTTAAGTGAAAAGTGTCGAATTCGTAGAGACCGTTTAATACCGAAAATGTCCTTGTAATTTCTACAGTTAGGTCATAGGCCCATTCTGTCGGATTCGGTATTTCTTCAATGGTTACAATTTTATCAAATCGAATATCTTTGAACGGTGCATCCACCTTAAACATCTCAACAAGTTTTCTACGATTAACATTATAATAAATATTTTTATTATGATTATACTTTGGGATAATATCTTTTAATTCACTTGATATTTCCAATGGTCGCAATTTATATTCATTGAGTCGTTCTTGTTTATAAGGAATCAGCATTGGAATTTCATTTGCAAATATTTTTGCACCATCACATTTTATAGTCAATGTATATCCTTGCAAAATATTTTTGGATCCTCTATTATTAGACAGTTGAAGCTTGTTTGTTCTGATTTTCGTATATATTCCAAACCAGTAACATAGAATTGACTGAATATTTTCTAGTAAAGTTCTTGATACACTGTATGCAGTTATTAAACAAGATAATTTATTGACTGAGCCATCCCCCGCAAAGTATGCACTGATTAGCCCTCTCATAAATTCTTTATTGCTGTTAAACAGGAGATAATTCACGCATTTATTTGGCGATCCCTTTCCGCACAAAATATTCAAAATGTCGGTGAGAACGATGGAATAGATTCTCAGATCAGACGATGTCCACCCTTCACCATTCTTATTATTGTGAATGTAAAACTTGGTTGTAATCTTCCATTTTTCCATCAAACGTTCAATCGGTGCAAAGAATTCACGACAATTATTGGCAATTGAAATTTGTGTGGGCGTCGTGCACCCTTCTGCACAATACGCTCCAATCAAGTACCCGAAATCGAAATCGAGCGGAATGTGTTCTGGGATATTGCCTCCGCCAATGAACCGTTTTTTCGGGTAAATAATTCCGTTAATGAATACTTGGCGCGCAGATGCAACATTACCGGTCTTCTTGTCAACATGTGGTTCTGTCTTCATCGCTTCCAAGAATGCATCGCTTCTATTATACGGAACCGTAAAATCGACATTTGCATGTTTTGACCACCAGTAACGTTCGCCAGAGTACGAAAGCGCTTTATGCATTTCACTTCCAAACGCGTATTCCGATTTTTTAAGAATGGTAGACAGGTCAAAATCACGCACGCTTTCCGGCATTTCAAATGCGCGAATATTCACAGGAAGATAATCACCAACTTTGAGTTCCGAGCCGTTGGTTGCCACCAGTTTATTATTATCGTCAATTGTCAAGAACGACTTGGCTTTGGTGGCAATGACTGAACGACCGTCTTTGGTAGTCACACGCAGCACCGTATTCGTTCCATCCAAATTTACAACGGGATGGCGTGTAAGCGCCTCTACACGCTTCCAGCTCGTGTTTCCGTCTTCATCAACGGATGGAACATACACTTCCTCGTCGTCATTCACGTATACCAATTTTGTATTATTCGGATGATCCTCGCTTTTAGCCGCTTTCGGAATATAATTATCAATATACTCGCCGATTTTAACAACTTGAATGGCATTATTTACGCGCAGTAATAACTCGGTATCATATGCCACGCTGTTTAGAGTAAGCTGTGTTGTCGGTTCACCGATACTCTGAGCAGCAATCATGCCAACCATTTCACCCGGCGCAACAATTGCGCGCTTGTACATGAGAACCATCATTTCCGCCAAAGCTACAAGCGCCTTCCGATTGAACCGCTTCACCATCAGCAAATCGCGCGGTGTCAGCGAATAATAATACATGACTTTGAAGAGCTCGGTGGGCGGGGCATATTCGAGTTGCTCGAATCGCGCATACGTTTCTTCCAGAATAATAAACGCTTCCAAAGGAGTGACGTCGACTTCCGAATTCTTATTGATTTTTTGCATCCCCGCAACATTCGCAACAATGTGTGAAAAGGATAGAGGCAAATAAGCGTCCTTTGTATTTTTATTTTTAAATACTTTCACGACAATGTCTTCCCGCATTTTCATCAAATATTCCGTGTATTTCTTGGATTTTTCATCGCACAACTTTTGCTGCTTCTTCATACGGCTGAACGCGGTCTTTGAAAAGATGGCTTTGAGTTCGCTGTTGGTTTCAGAGTCGCCGCTGACCGGAACGTAAAAGTGCGCGTACAATTCGTCGGGTGTCATTCCAATGAAATTCATAGTCGAGTGTTCAATTTTCACCGTGTCAATGCCATCCTCGCCGTAACTGAACTGAACAATGCGATTCTTATTGTTTCGAACCGTCATATCATATTCTACCTTGATGTCTTCCATACCCTTGATCAAGCGGCGCTGAATATATCCTGTTTGCGACGTTTTAACGGCGGTATCAATCAAACCAACACGACCACCCATAGCGTGAAAGAACACCTCCGATGGTGTCAGACCGGCAATAAACGAATTCTCGACGAAGCCGCGCGCTGCAGGGCTGTCATCGTATTTTGAATAGTGCGGCAGCGTTCGGCTGTCGAATCCATACGGCACACGCTTACCATCAATGGTCTGCTGACCCACCAGGCAAATCATTTGAGCAATATTCACCTTGCTGCCCTTTGAACCCGCATTCACCATTGTAATAAAGCGGTTGGTCTTGCTCAAACTCTTGAGACCAATGTCACCAGCTTCGCCGTTTGCCTTGTTCAAAATATTCGTAACCTGCAATTCGAATTCTTCCTCGTTTGTGCGCCCAGATTTGTTTTCAAATGTTCCAATGTGAATGTTGTCCATAATGGTCTTCACTTCCAGCTTTTTCGTCTTGATCGAATCGATGATTTTCTCGGTCGTCTTCTTATCCGAAATCAAGTCGCTGATTCCAACACTGTACGCAGACGTCTTCATGTATTCCGTAATAATGTTTTGCAAATCGTCGATGAAATTCGCAGATGCAAGGTTTCCAAAATCGTTGCAAATGCGCTGAATCATGCCACTCGTACTCGATGCCAAAACACCGCTATCCATTTGCCCGCGCAGCATTTCTCCGTCTTGAATTTCAAGCACGTTATTCGACGTCGCATAATCGTCCTTATCTCCAAATTGTTTGGTTTTATATTTCATGCTGAGCGGCGGCAGAATCTGAGACAAGATTTCAAAATTCGTGATTTTTTTTGTTGGGTCACTAAACAGCGACGGGTTCACATTCTTGTATCCCATCAGCAGATTCATCGCCATGCGCGCATCAAATCCCGGAAGTCCGCCTCGCGTAAACTGGTACACTCCAAGCAGCGAGTCCTGAAAAATACCGATGATTGAATTGTTCTTTGCGGGACTGATGATTTGATAAGGAACGGCAGCAAGCCCTTTGAGCTCAGCTTCCGCCTCATCGTCTTGCGGCATGTGCAAGTTCATCTCATCACCATCAAAATCGGCATTGTACGGCTTCGTATCACCAATATTCATGCGAAATGTGTCGCCCTGCTGCATGACCCGGACAATGTGACACATCATGCTCATTCTGTGAAGAGTGGGTTGACGGTTAAACAGGATGCCGTCGCCGTCCATCATGTGACGGTGCACCACATCTCCATTTTCAAGAACAATTGTGCTTCGATCCATGTACCTCAGCGAAATGTCTCCGCCGGTTTTCTTCTCCAAAATATTCGCACCAGGATACACATCGGGTCCGTTTAAAACCAGTTGCTGCAGAAAGTCGCGATTCCGATTATTCACAACAACCGGTTTGGTAATGTTCATGGCGATTTTTTTAGGCACTCCGAGTTCTCGAATCGACAAATTGGGATCAGGTGTAATGACGGACCTGGCCGAAAAGTCAACACGTTTTCCCATGAGATTCCCTCTTACGCGCCCCATCTTTCCATTCAGCCGTTCTTTAATCGATTTTAAAGGACGACCGGACCGCTGCGCAACGGGAGCACACGATGGAATATTATTATCAACCTGAGTCGCGATAAAGTATTGCAGTAAACTTTGCCAGTCATCGATAATTGTGGCATTCACAGACGGCTCATTCATTTTTTCAAGTAGCGTTTTGTTCGCCTTGATAATATTCACAATGGTGTGACTGATGTCGTCTTCGCTGCGCTGATTGCCGTCCATTTTAATGGAAGGGCGAACGGCGGGCGGAGGAATTGCGAGCACTTGGCAAATAAACCAATCCGGTCTTGAAAATTTTGGACTGAATCCCATGAATGCAACATCCTGGTCAGAGATTCTTTTAAATATTTTCAAGACAACCTCCGGCGTCATCTTCATATTTAGTTTTTCTTTTGATCCAGATTCAGTAGTAGTAGTAGTACCCCCCTCATCTGCGTCGCCATCCCATTCTGCATAAAGTGTGGCCAGATTTTCTTTTTTGATTTTTTTAGGGACGAGACAGCCGCATCCGTCTTGTGTGTCGTCGCCACAGCGTTTGACTTTACTTGCCAAATGGTGAACGTAGCTCCATCGTTCATCGGGTTTCATGTCCATGCATTCTTTATTTGATTCCTTATTAACGAGCAGCTTGCTGCACTTGATGCATACACATTTCAACATTTTGATAATAGTGGGAAGGTATTGATAGTAAAATACGGGTTTTGCCAATTCAATGTGTCCGAAATATCCGGGCGTTTTAATATAATCCAAACCGTCCGTAGGACATTTGAGACCGGGCTCCAAAACTCCTAGACGCGGATCAAACATTCCACCGATTACCGGGATATTATTCGAATACGTATCTCGACTCGTTATTTCTGCAACTGAACATTTTCGGATTTCTTCGGGTGATAGTACGCTAAATTGAATACCAACAATCTTTGATGCCGCCTTCTTCGTCCAATTCGGTTGTTGCGTCATTAGAAGCGATCAGAGCTAACTATTAATTATTATATTATTATATCTATATTGTTTTATTTCAATTTTTATAATAATATTTTTTTATAAAAAAATAAAAAAGTATTATGTTTTTATTTTAATGTTTATTTGTTTGTTTATAATGTTTTTATTATTGTTATTATTGTTATTATTGTTATTATACGATTATACGGATGATACTACCTTTTCAAATTCGATTTTTTTGAATAATGTTTTGTCTACCTTATTTCTCAGCTCGGTCTGTTCGCTGATTTTCGCTTGTGTGATTATAAGTTTTGATAGTTTGTTTGGATTTAATTGCTCACAAAGACCAACGACAAACCCGATCGCAAGAGTCGCGCCAGGATTCATTATTGTGATTTGAATATTGTTTGGCGATGTAGCCATCCAGTCAACTATGAACTTTATGATGATCCCGCAATCCTGAGTAATTGTTTGGTAAGGTTGTACGATGATGTGGTTTGTCATGTCATATCGTATCTGTGTTTTTAGTATCATTAGTGTGTCCACGAAAGAAACATCAATTCCATTTAAAAATGGCGTATCGTGATTGCCAATCTTTACATTATAAGCCATAAACGCTGAATTTGAATTTCTCACGTCATAAAACTTTATAAAAGTGGTATTGAAATTGTAAAAGTCGATCCGACCTTTGTACCGGTTGTTTATTCCTGGCATATGTACCGCCTCCCGAAACTGAAACAATTGTGCAACTTGTTGTTCTAGAACGGCCAACCGTTGCTTTGTTTCCCGTAATTCATCTCGCAATTCATCGATGATTCGACTGTCTTCGACAAGTGGTGGTGCACTAGGTGCGGGAACCAAATGAGGTGCGAGAACAGGATCAAATAATTTAAAAGGAGGAGAAGTATGAGTCGTAACACATTCGAATACGATTTTCCCATTTTCAATTTTCATTTTTCCATAGCATCCACCAGCTTCGATTTTCGATAATAATTCGCGTGACATTATGGTCTGTATATCTCTATACATATATCATATTGATTCATAATAAATCAATTTTATAATAATAATATTTTCATTTTATAAATTTTATTAAATTTTATTAAAACTTTTACATTTTATTAAAATATATTATTATAAAAATTGAAATAAAAGCATCATACGATTACATGTAATAAAGATCAATCGCAAACCGAGTTCACATGTCACAGAATCAGAATAATAAATTACCGACGGCGACAGCGGCAAAAAAAAAGGATAAAACTGCCAACGATTTGAAAAAGGCAGAAAAACCAATTCTTCAATATCGACGTTCAAAAGATGATGGAACTAGTGATAGTGAGGATCAAGGTAGCAGTTGTGACAACAACTCATCATTTTCATCATCACCGTCATCACCAGCATCGAAAAAATCGTCTCCAAAAAAATACAAGACGGAACATTTTGACAAGGCGGAGTATGCTAAACTTCTTGCAGAATTGTTTCCTTCGAAATATGCGACAACTAAGGCAAGCTTATTGTCCAACGAATACAAACAATCCAACGAAAATAAAAAAAATAAGAATCCATCTCCTCCCAAAACAAGAAGGAGTGCAAGGTTAAATTCGAAACCTGCAGACCTGGAAGAATTACCAAAGCCACCCAACAATCAGAACAAGCGACGAAAGTACATTCACGATGAGGAAGAGGAGGACCAGGAGGTTGTGGCCAAAACAAAGGAAAAGGAGGAGCCAAAAGGTAATTATAATATTGTAATTAATCTTCAGGAACCGTTTGAAAATCTGTCGGATGAGTATGATGACGACTCTGCACTGGATGATTCCGTTTATGACGACGAATCCATTTCGTCTGATCAAGAAGGTTCGAGCGGTAGTGATGAGACGTACAGAGAAAGTGGTGAAGATGAGAGTGATGATGAGAGTGATGACGAAGGCGAAGACGACGACGACAAATATAAAATGAATGAAAAACTAAACAAAGAGAAACTGGATTCTAAATCTGACTTTGCTTCTGCTGTTGACAATATCAGCTTTACATTGAATGGGAAATCTGTGTATAATTCATCAAAGGAAAAGGAGAGCAAAGACAAGAATGAAGAAAAAGACAAGAAGGAAGAAAAAGACAAGAAGGAAGAAAAAGACAAAGAAGAAGAATTCGGTACCGAAGATGAAGCAACAATTCAGACAATCAAGGCGCAAATGGAGGCGATACTTGCGAAAGACAAGAACAATAAGATTGCAAGGACGACGCTGGATCAAATGATTGAAAGGGAGGAAAAGATCAAGCGTTCCAGGAAAGAGAAGAGCGTTAAAAAGATGCGAAGCAATACAAGGAAATTTGGGCGTTTGCTACAGCAAAAGAATTCAGCCAACGATCTCAAGTATTTCAAAAAATATTTGTCCAGCGAAAAACAGGTTGAAGTATTAACGGAATTGAGCGAACTAAACAAATTAATGTTGGTTGACAAACCATATCGCCTGACTTTACTGGAGTCAAAAATCCCTCAGCAATACAAGGCGATCGCGCTAAAACGTATTCAAAATTTGCGCTACATGGACACGTGTTCCGGCGAGTACTTCAAGGTGAAGAATTGGGTCGACACGTTTATGACAATTCCGTTTGGAGTGCACAGGGCTCTCCCGATTACGATGGATGTTGGCGTTGAACAATGTAATGCATTCATGGAGTCGGCAAAGGATATCCTGGATTCGGCAGTGTACGGTCTTAATGACGCCAAGATGCAAATCATGCAAATGGTGGGTCAGTGGATCTCGAATCCGAATGCGCTTGGTTCGGCGATTGCAATCAAGGGTCCGCCCGGAACCGGTAAAACGACGCTGGTAAAGGAAGGAATTAGCAAGATTTTGGGCAGGGATTTCGCATTCATCGCGCTGGGTGGTGCAACGGACAGCAGTTTCATGGAGGGACACTCGTACACGTATGAGGGCAGCACGTGGGGTAAAATTGTTGATATTTTGATTCGTTGCAAATCGATGAATCCGGTGATCTTCTTTGACGAGTTGGATAAGCTGAGCAACACGCCAAAGGGTGAAGAGATTACGGGAATTCTGACACATTTGACGGATACGTCTCAGAACAGTCAATTCCACGACAAGTATTTTTCAGAAATTCCGTTTGATTTGAGCAAGTGTCTCTTCATTTTCAGCTACAATGACGAATCAAAAGTCAACCCAATTCTCCTTGACAGAATGTACCGCATTCACACCAACGGGTATGCCAAGAAGGACAAGACGCACATTGCGCAAAAGTATTTGATTCCGAAAATTCAGTCGGAGGTGGCATTCAAGCCGGACCAAATTATTATTCCGGATGAGACGATTGAATACATGGTCGAGCATCACACGGATAAGGAGGATGGTGTGCGCAATTTGAAACGCTGTTTGGAGATTATCTTTACCAAGCTGAATTTGTACCGCTTGATGAAACCGGGAAGCAAGTTGTTTGACAAGGATTCCAGTTCCATCGATGTGACATTTCCGTTCACGGTTACCAGCAGCGTTGTCGACATTATGATTAAAAAGGCGGAGACGAACAGTCCTCCCATGTTCATGTACACGTAACTACGTGAATTGAGACAGATACGATAACACAATGAAATAGTAGTAATAATTTTTTAATTTTTTTAGGAAAATTATCTTTCACCCAATTTTTTGAATTTACTAAAGATATACTACGTTTCCCATTTACATTATTTGTATAGACAACATTGATTGCGCGTGTGCTTTAATTCACACGCATTCTATTTCTAGCTCAATTTGAAGGTTTGTTTTTTGTTTTGTGTCATGTATTATTTGATTTACCAAATTGGTCATTCCCGCCGGAGAGCAAGAATCAACATTGATGAAAATGTTTGGATGTTTGTCCGTAATCAATAATGAATTGATCGTTTGACCTCTTAACCCCAACAAATCAATGAGTTGCCATGCAAACACCATATTTGTGGTTCCATGCATTCTAATATTTTTAAAAATAGAGCCCAGTGTATTTTTATATGTAAATTTGTCATTTCTTAATTTTATAATATTATGAATATTTGTGACAATATCCGCGCTTGATTTCCTATTTTTATTTTCAAATATGAAATCAACTGAAACAATCACGGATGTCAATTTATTGTTTTTTAAAATGCTGTTTCTATACTCAAATTGCATGTCGCTCCTTTTTAAACACACCATCGCATTATCTACAGTTAATACATGACAATTCTCAATGAAATTTGAAAGTTCCACTCCATATGCGCCCGCATTTCCATAAATTGCACCACCCACCGTTCCCGGGATGCCTGCCAACGCGGAAATGTCTATGCCATAAATGGCGCAATAATGCACCAAATCCATTAATTCTGTGCCTGAGGATACATTTATCATTGTGCTATCACCCACGTGGGAATGAAATATGTATTTATAACTGTTTTTAATAATTAACCCGTCAAAATGATCATTAAAATACACATTGTATCCTCCCCCTATTAATTTAAATCTTAGGTTCAAATGTTTGCAAAAATTGATCAATGCAACTAAATCATTAATGCATTCAAATACTGAATAATATTCAGTCATTCCGCCAATGTTAATATTTGACAGTGATGCGGTGGGATAATTCGTGTTTATTTTGAGAGAACACTGATGCAATATAACATTTATGTTGTTTTCATACTCGCAATAACCTCTGTCTATTATACATTTATCATTAAGATTAAAATTGAAATCGTCATTTTTTATCTTGATAAACCGCAACAGCATGTAAATGACCATTCCACCCCGCAAATCAGTACAATTCAATTCTACATGGTTGATTTTTGGATTTGAAACGATGTCTATTGAAGCAGAGTTGATTCTTATGGTGGATGTTTCCAAAAAATCTATATTACATCCAATTTTGTTTATTTCATTGACATAATTAAAACGATTGTTCCAAACTGTTTCTGTGATTTCACAAACACCATCAATGAATAAGGATAGGAGACAAAAAAATGGCTGAATGTCTGTGTATATATCCGGAAAATAACCAGTGGTTATTGCAAATGGTTTCAATGTGTTTTTTTTAATATAATAACATTGGTCTTCGTTTGTTTCTATTAATTCTATTCCAATGTCGTTTAAAACCTGCAATGCATGTCCTAGATGGGTTGCATTAACCTGTTTAATTGCGACCGGTGAAATTGTGTTGTTTTCTAAATTTATGGCTGTGTAAATGATGTAAGACAACGCTTCAATCGGATCTCCAATGATGTTGTAATGTATATCATTTTTTAAAACACTGCAATTGGTGTTTGTCTGCCCTATGCCATTTATTATAAGTTGCGCGTCAGTGCAAATGATATTGTGTCCGAGTAATGATAAAAAATGAATCACAGCATAAATGTAAGGGTCCTTGGCATAATTTTCAAATACACTTTTTATGGGCAATTTTGAAAATATAAATAATGCATTTATGGTTGCACCAACGCTTGGTTTTTTGAATGAATAATGCACATCCCTTTGACTAAAATCGCCACAAGTGCGCAAACTATCATTTTGGACATCATGTATGTGTTTCTTCCCAGACAATGAAATCAAATCCAAGTGATAATTTATTTTTCTATTTGCATTAGATATTTTACAACCATTGCCTAAAATAAATTCAAGATGTGCAACATCATAATGCAGAGTTGTGCAAATGAAATAATAAGTTCCTCTTGTGTTTGACTTATACTCTAGTTTATTGGGAATTTGCATGTTCGCAGTGTTGATGCACAATTCATTCATGTCAAATTTAATAGACACATTAAATTGTTTCAGGACATTTAAACAGGTGAACACATCCTCAATCATGGGCACATTTTTGATCCGATACATTCGTCGGTCTAATAAGGTTGCTGCAATTATTGGTAGGGCAGCATTTTTGGAACCATTTATAATAATTTCACTAATCATGTTATTATGTTATAATAATAATAAAAAATGAAAAAATGCAACGATGACCTTTATTGTGATTTATTTATACATTTTAATTTTATATGTTTATATGTTTATATGTTTATATGTTTATATGTTTTAAGTTTTAAAATTAATTTGTTTATGCAATTAATTTATTAACAAGGTCAAATAATTTCAAATAATGATCCCCTTGGATGTAGATGTCTAGTTTTTCAAGCGAAGACAATAATCGGATCTTCTCAATGACAATGTCAAATGAATTTGCACAAAATATGTTTTTAAAATACATTTGTTGTATCATAGATAGTAGGGTTGAACATTTTGGCGTTGTGTAAATGATTATTTTATTGGTCACCTTCAAACTGTGTTCTATGATTTGAATCACATGATCCATGTTTATCACATGAGTGCTTGTTTCAGAAATGCCCAATATTATTAATTTATTTTTACTATGCAAACATTTGAAACTTTCTATGTTTTTCATAAAAGCGTGATTCACTCCATTGTACGTGTGGTCATATATAGTGAATTTGGGGTTAGTCACAATAAGCCCTCTATGTTTGTATAATTTAAATTTATTTAATGTTTTTTTAATTGTGTCTATCGGAATATTGAAATGAATTGCACAACCAACTGCCAAACAACAGTTGAATGCATTGTGTTCATTTATTCCATCCAAATTAAAAGTGATAAGAGATTTATCTCGGTTAATTCTTATCGTTACAGTAGATGACATGCAATTAGAGTTAATTGAATGTTTGATGAATTGCACATCATCGGTGTCCTTGCTACCGCAATTTATGATTTTTACCGATGGCGGAAAAACATTATCATTCATGTAGGTTGACAACACAGGATCATCGTTGTTTATAATTGCAACATCATTTTCCTGAATGTAATCTAAAAATTTTAATTTTTCAGTTTGATACTCCTTTAAACTAGAAAAATTGGACACATGCGCGTTGCAAACGTTTGTCATTATTCTAATCGTAGGAGTCACCATTTCCATTAATTTATCCATATCATTTGGTTTGGATATTCCCAATTCAATTAACCAAATGTCTGCATCATTTTTAAAATAAGTATTGACACACCAAGGAATTCCCAACATGCTGTTGGAATTTTCGTGTGTTTTATTGACAATGTACCTGTGTTGCAGCATCTCTTGTATCATTTTACAGGTGGTTGTTTTACCGCATGAACCGGTCATTGATATTATGGGTTTTTTAAACTGTGAGAGGGTGGTAGTGCATTTTAATATATCCGACATTGAAGTTGTTATGTTGCTTATATATCTTATATATTATATATCTTATATATTATATATAAGATATATAAGATATATAATATATAAGATATTGCATTTACAATTGACAACTATACACTGGCGTATTCATCATAGATGCATTTATTTTATTATCATTGTGAAACAATGGTGTTAAAATTACATCATTTACCCAATTAAAAAATTGGTCATAAAAATCAACATTAGACCTTATGTTTGTCATTTGACAAAAACGGTTACATTCCAACAAATATACTTTAAAATTTTCATCAATTAAAATGTCAAATCCAAATAAATGAAAAGCATTTTTTGCATTTGGTGGACATTTTGCTTTATCTTTAAAAATGATTGCCATTTTTTTACCAATTTCTCTGATGTCATTGTGAATTTTTTCAATAACATTTTCATTCATCACATGACCCACATTTTCACTTGTGAAATTTTCAGAAAACCCATCGATAAAACAAGATACATTATGACCGTGAGAATCGTGTATGTTTTTATTTTGGAAATCACGAGACACGTACTCGTTGGAAGCTGTATATATCTTGTGATCGTCATACACGTATCCAGAATATAAATTGTTTATGATGGTCACATACATATAGCATCTTAAATGCATTTTTTTTTTTTTAAATAATAAAGGATTTGTTATATATTCGCTGACAATGATTGTGTCATATTTATTAAGCATGGTCTCTTTGGCGTCAATCAACGTTGGTTCGCTGTCGTATACGCATATACCGTTTCCACTATGGCATCTAAATTTTGTTTCTAATTCGTTTATTGGACGTGCAATAAAAACACCATTGGTAGTAAACTGGGTCTCATTTTCTAATTTAAAACTTTTTGGCATAAATTGTAAATACGTGTCAGGGAAATATTTTTGCATATTTATGTATAATTGATACTTGTCGCATATGCAATCAATGTTTAAAAGACGACTTATTGAAAAGCATTTTATAGAATAATAATAATTTTGGATTGTGTCATCGTATTCGTTGATGTGTCTGAACCATACAAAAGCGGGGACTTTATTATAAGCAGTGAGATAGGTTTCTTCTTTTAAATTGCAATCATTCAAACGTGTTCTAAGTTTATCCAAAATTGTATCACTGTCGTCACTGCGTGCAAATATGACATATGCATTCGGTGCATTATTAAGTGCAAGTGTATGTGATTTAGGCACAACAGTGGATGCGAGGCGGTTTGTATGCTGCTCTGATGCATTTTCATTCAGGTTCCATAATAAAAAATTATTCATTTATATTATATTATTATTATATTATTATTATATTAGATAATTTAATTCGTCTATTTGGTGAATTTAATATATTGCATCATTACAAAACATTGCAAATATTGTAACATGGCTAAACACAATGCAAGTATTGTCATTCCGTATTATAAAAAATACGACGAACTTAGACATTCAATAGAATACAATTATGAACAATTTCAAACCGTAAATGAAGTCATTTTGATCATTGATGAGGCGATAGACAATCCAGAAATTTTTTCATTTTTAAACAATTACAATGTAAATTTCAGATTTTTCATGAATTGTGAAAATCATTCATGGAGGAATCCTGCGGTGGTCATTAATAAAGGAATAAAGGAAGCCATGTCTGAAAAAATAATCATAATGTCACCTGAAACCATAATATTAGATGATGGTTTAATAAATTTAATTGAAAATTGTGATGACGATCATTTTAGTGTGGGGCAAATCATTTTTATGACCAACGAATCATATGAATCATATGATAATTTTTACAATGAATCTGCATTTTTGACACCCATTAGATGCAAAGATATGATCGGTCCAGTTTATTGGGGATCAATTTGTTGCACAAAAGAAAATTTTAAAAAGGTTGATTATTACACGGAATCGTATAGTTTAGCCGGTTGGGGGGAAGAAGACAATAATGTTAGAATGAAACTAGTAAATGGCGGAATAATGCTAAAAAAAACAAGTAACTCTAGATTTATTCATTTGGAGAATGAAACACAGATGATGTCAAGATTAAAAAATGAAAAGAATCGTGAAAGTGGTGTTATCAATGATTTATATAACAATTTTAATGAAATTAAAGTGGTTGGAATGGATTCAGCCAATGTTCATTCATGTCTTGGTGAATTAATCAAAATAAATACATCAACCCAAATTGTAGATTATTCAATATCTAATAATATTTCATCGTATTATCCAATCGTTTTGCTTTGTCAATGTTTTAACGAAAATAAAAATGCATCTGATTATCTGTCAAATGTCAGTAGATTTGTGGATGCAATCATAGTATTGGATGATGGATCAACAGATAACACCTGGGAATTATTGCATTCTAATAAATTGATAATAAAATTTAAATTAAATAGAATTGATGATTCATTTAATGATTTAAGAAATAGAAATTTATTGTTAAATGTCTTTGAAAATGTCTTCTTAAAAAATAAAATAAAAGTAGATTGGTTTTTATGGTTGGATTTTGATGAAAGATTAACTGATAATAAAAAATTTTTACATCAAACCAAACGACAATTATTGTCACGCAATTTTGATGCTGATATAGTTAGTTTGCCTTTATTTCACATGTGGGATCAATTTAACTACAATTCCGAATATCCATACTCAATTAATGGATTGCAATATAAAAAACGGTTAATAAGAAACAATGTTGCAAAATTACCATACGAAATAAAACATTCCAATACGCTTCATTTTGAATTAGTGCCTTATGCAGGAAAACTCACCAACCTATTATTGCAAATAAAACATTTAGCATATGTTGACCAAATATCTCGTGAGAGAAAATACAACGCATATGTGGATAAATATGACACAACCAGTATTCAAAAAAGCTATAAACATTTTTTAAACAACAATGTAAAATTGTTACCGTATGATGATTTGATGTTGCACAAAAAAGAACAAAAAAAAATAAGACAAATGTCGGCCCAAATACCACCAATTCAAATGTCGGCCCAAATACCACCAATTCAAATGTCGGCCCAAATACCACCAATTCAAATACAAATACCACCAATTCACCAATTCAAATACAAAGACCACCAATTCAAATGCAAAGACAAAGACAAAGACAAAGACAAAGACAAAGACAAATTCAAATGCAAAGACAAAGACAAAGACAAATTCAAATGCAAAGACAAAGACAAAGACAAAGACAAAGACAAAGACAAATTCAAAGACAAAGACAAAGACAAAGACAAATTCAAATGCAAAGACAAAGACAAAGACAAATTCAAATGCAAAGAAAAATGCCGCTCATGTTTGTATAAAATGTTTTGTATAATTTTGTACCGGTTAACTACATGCAAAATATCCTAAAACAAAAACAAAGTTGAACACATGAATTCATTGGTCTAATTGCAATTGAAAAGGTTCATGCTCATATAAAAATGTAATTTAATATTAAACACAAAACATTTATATAATATAATATATTTATATAATATAATATAAATATATTATATTATATAAACTCATCAGATGATTGAAATATTAGATCCTTTTTTAGATAAAACATCTTCCAATAAAATTGTATATCCGGTCATCGTTGATAACACAACATACGAGTTTTATATCCAATATGCATGTCCTGAAATAAAATTAAATATGAACATTGATGCAATTGTGATAATGTTTTCATCCATCGCAATTTGCAACAAATGGAAAATCACATCAAAACTTCCGATTGACAAAGTATTGTACGACAACTTATGTAATCTACCAAACACTTATAAAAAATATCATAAAAAACATACTAGCTTGTTGGGAATGGTTTCCATTGATGAATTAAAATTAATATTGGACATGCCGACGTGTGATAGAACGAATGATGACAACAAAGGTTTAAATGTTAACATAACCCCAATCAGCATGGGAATAGATTCTTTACACACCATTTTAACAAATCGAAATGAATTAAGTCACATTATTTACGTCAATGACATGGATTTATCCATTAAATGCCCAAAATTTTATAATAAAATAGATTTTGTATCAAAACGGTACAATAAACAATTGATAGTGGCAAATTCAAACTTTAAAAAGACAATGTCATCATTGAAAATACATGGAACAAACTATGGAGTTTTTACAGGAGATCCCATTATGTTGGCATCATGTTATCCATTGGGACTAAAAAAACTGTATTTAAGTGGGTTTGGTGTCAAAAATTTTCCTTGTTTGATGGGGCAACATTCTGATATTAATAAGTATTTTAATAGCAATGAATTCACAACCTGCAATAATGAAACTGAACGAATAAAAAAAATAGATTTCATTGTTAAAACTGATGAGGAAATAATTAAACACATGAGAGTGTGCAATGAATGGACTGATGCAAAATGTGACAACTGCTCCAAATGCAGCAAATGCATTAGAACCATGTTGTATTTTTACATGTTGGGTTACTATGACAAGATAACCAATGCATTTTTAATTCTGGATGAAACAATAATGAAGGACAAATTAATCACAATTCACAAAGTAAACAACCCAAGTTTATCAACTGTGTATTTTAACAAAATTTATGAAGAATGGTTAAATCTGTACATGCGGAACAACATGCAATCATTAAATGGAATAATCAATGATTACGTTGGTGATTTTACAAATGAGGATTATCATTTGTCTCCATCAACAACAACATAACATGTAAATTAAATTAAAAATTGATGAATAAAATGTTGTGCTCATTTTAGAAGACATATCTCATTATCAAATGTGACCGAACCATCAAATCATTACATTAGTAAAAATTTTCATTCAACAATTATTTATACAACTTTCGCTATACGCGATTCCCCATTTAATAATTTTCGCATTATTAACAACTTTCGCACTATTCGGATCGGGACTGGTTCGTAAAACAGATCTGCCTTTCAAACGAGCTAAATAACGATCATACGAACCGTGTTTCATATCGACACCTTTACCGGGAGCAGACGTGCTTCCTGGACGCATCCGAGTCAGCGAATGTTTAGTCGAGTTGCCGTGCGATGGCACAACCGATCTTGTTACGCCAGGAACAGCTCTATCGCTCATTTGGTTCCAGTTCACATATGCGAATTGACTTTTGGGAGGTGTGTACACATTCAGCGTGGATTTATTCAATGTGTATTCAGATGACGGCACGCCCACCGTGTTTTCAATTCGTTTCATATTGTATATATTGTTTTGAATGCTAAATTTCGGTCCAGTATATTCTTGATAGCTGGGAAAAGCGCCGCATGCTCTGCACCCAACGGGTTTTTTTGTTGATGTTATCGACATTTTCTTTTTACTTTATTTATAATGTTTTATTTATAATTTTTACTTACTACAGTATATATATAATAAATTAATTTATTATGAATTAATTTATTTATTATTATTTTTTAAATTTATTTTATAATTCACTAAATTAAACTAAACTAAAATTAAATTAAAATCGTGCGTATTATTTTTCTCTAAAATTCGGTGGGGCCAAATGTTCGGTTTCCACCCCGCTCGTTAATATAAGTCACTTGATCCTGGCTCAAACAAGCGCATCCCGTGCTGTCGGAATACGTGGAGGGACAGCATTCCGGTTTGAATTTATTATCGGCAAAAAAGAAGAGTTCGCCTTCAGGCAAAGGAACCGGTGTTCCGACATTGTCCTTGTAGCTGTTCAGCTTGTTCTTGTAACCCATACCGGATGCATACTGTTTTGCCTTTTGAACCCAACCCATCGTGTATGAATTGTTAATATGCAAATCGTTATTGTTTAAATTAGCGAATCCTTCTTTTACATCCATTTTATTTTGGAGTGAAAAATTCTCTCTTCCTTTTTTTGCTTTTCTTCCTGTCCCTGCCATTCCTTCTAAAATACTGTATTGAAAACAATCACAAAACATGAAGAGACCCGCAACCATACCAATGATTATGCAAGCGACCACAATTTCAACTCGCACTTCATATCCAAATACTTTTATTTCCATTTTATAAAATATTATATATATGTATATTTATTTATACATATATAAAAGATAAAAATAATTAAATATTTTATTTTCATTCATTCGTCCCTTTATTTAATTTTAATTTCTCCTAAAATAAAATTAAAAATAATAATAATAATTCAAATTAATAATAAAAACTTGGAATTAATTAACCCGGAACTTCAGGAATGCTTCTTGATGAGTGAACATTGAGTACATTATTCGAAAATCCGATTAAATATCCCATAGGAATGGATATTGCAATAAAAAATATAATTCCTGCGGCTGCCAAAATATCGCCCACAATTGGTATAAAGAATAACAAAATAATTGCCGCCGCCATAGCAATTAAAATAAGAATAACAATTTCAAGAATGGAACCAATTACACTTTTTATTGCTAAATATATGCCAAAAAGTGTATAAATTATAGCCGTCATAACGCCGTTTGATTTTCCCATCAGAGATTTCACAGTAATAATAGTTTCTGTGAGCGGCGTCATAATATTTAAGATTCGGGACATGATGTCTGATGTGATATCGGAAACCGAATTTCGTATTTTATTTACTAGTTCGCGCATGTCATTAATAATGCTTGAAATTTCGCCGACGGTGGCGGTCACGATGCTTATTGTATAATGGACCGGTATGAGCGCAATGTCCGAAATGTCTGTTAAAATGTTTTGAGTGCATTCTGCAAAATTCTTTTCAGCATATTCCATTTTTGACATGTTGTCGGGCGCATTAATCATTCCGGCAAACGGCATAATATTCGGTTTGCATTTCTGATTATTCCAATCGGCCCGTATTTGTTCAATATTAATCTTAATGTGAATATATGTTATAACTAATATGAACGAAATACATATGATGATGGCAATGAAGACATACTCACCATATCGTTCTAAAAATGTTTGATTATCATAAATATCCGAAACTTTATCGAGTATGTTGAAAGAAAATGAAGGCGATGACGAAGGCGATGACGAAGGCGAAGACATGAATATGTGACTAATATAAAATATTTTAATTAATTTATTTAATAATATTGTTATATTGGTTGTTATATTGTTATATTCGTTGTTGATTCGTTATTATTACACAACATTTTAATAAATTTATTCATTTGTAAAATTTGTAAATAATTAATAATTAGTATTTGAATTTGTAAGTCAGTATTTACTAAATTATTTTAATTTTATTTTTTACTATTTGTAATTAATAATAATAATGATAATAAATACATAATAATAGGAAGGATAATAATATGATTATTCTAAGTTTTGATGTTGGCATTAAAAATCTTGCATATTGTTTAATTTCCATAAATTTGGAAAAACAACTAGAACTAGAGAAACAAGAGAAACAAGAGAAACAATCCGATGATGTTGATTTTTTACAAATATTAAAATGGGATGTTGTTGATTTATCGACAACAAGTTCAGAAATAGTAACGACATCAGTAACCACGTCAGTAACCACGTCAGTAACCACATCTTTAAAACAGTGTTGCAAATGCAAAAAAATCGCGAGTTGTTGCACACACTCGAGTACAATGTTGCCCGAAGATGTAAAAAAATATTGCAAAAAACACGCAGAAGAAACGCAACTGCCGATGCATACACGACTCCTTAAATCCAATTCGAAAAATGGACAAAATCCGTATTTGATTCCGCTTTCAGTAATAAATAAAAAGATCTCATGTAATAAAATTGACATTGTTGATCTCGGTATAAATTTGAAAGGTCATTTTGATTCTATTTTTAAAGAATATATTGATAAAATCGATGCAATCATTATCGAAAATCAAATTGGTAATTTGGCGGGAAGAATGAATGTTTTACAAGGAATGATTTCGCAATACTTTATTATGCGAGATATAACGAAAATAGAATTTATTTCTGCAATAAATAAACTGAAATTATTTAAAAGCGTAATTCAAAACCAAATCCAGAACAATGAATTGGAAAATGTTATAGAAACTGAAAAAAAATTATATAAAATGAGAAAGGATGCAGGTAAAAAAGTATGCAGGTCTCTTTTAATGTTTTACAAAAGCTTACATATTTGGATAACGGATTATGATAAACATAAAAAGCGCGATGATTTAGCGGATTGTTTTCTTCAAGGATATTATTACGCGCACTTGAAATATAACCAAAGTAGTTTCGATTTGGATACCTTTTTACAAAATTATTCGTCATATCAATAATTACAAAATTATTCGTCTTCGTCATATCAATAATTACAAAATTATTCGAAACCAAATTTTATAATTTTTTATACAAAATATTATAATATAATTAATATGCGTATGACTTAAAAATAAAAGTTATAATTTAAATATTAATAATAATGGAACCCGAAATTATAGATTTAGGATCTTTGGATATTGGAAATGGCGGAAATGGCGGAAATAAAATTGGCGGAGTAAAATCGTCAAATTTTGGAGGAGGGTTAGAGCTACTCATGAATGATCGATTTAAATCGGGAGGAGATAAAGGTAGTTCGACAAATATTCATTTAGATGATATAACAAGTTTAGAGGATGATTTGCGCGATATGGACTCTTCCTTATCTTCGAGAAACGTTAAAGAGTTGCGATCTGACCTGTTTGGATCAGGATCGTCATCGTCGTCGTCATCATCGTCATCCGCATTTAATGTTCACAAGCATGACTCACTATCGGGAAGCATTGGAGGCAATACTAATAATGATCATAATGGAGGGGATGGACTGGGCAATAGCAACAACAACAGCGCTGGCGGTGGTGTGGGCGCATCAACGGCACTGTTTGACGATGATAAACCGACGTGGGACGGATTTGGAAAATTCAGCAATATTCCAATTCATCCGGATGTGCCGATTGATTCGCAGCCGCAGCTAACAAAGGAGGAGCTGCTTCGAGAGAAATTCAAATACATTAAAAAACTGGAAGATTTGGAAAAAAAGGGAATTCGATTGACGAAGAAGTATGACATGGAGTCGTCGCTCTCGGAAATGAAGGGTGAATATGAAACGCATGTGGAAGAACGAGAACGTAGAAACAGCGTTAAATTTCAGGGGAAAATGTTGATGGCGTGCATTACCGGAATCGAGTTTTTGAATAATAAGTTCGACCCATTTGATTTGAAGTTGGATGGTTGGTCAGAACAAGTGAATGAGAACATTGACGATTACGATGAAATTTTTGGAGAGCTGCACGAGAAATACAAATCGAAGGCAAAAATGGCACCGGAACTCAAGCTGCTGTTTCAGCTGGGCGGAAGCGCGATCATGCTGCACATGACAAACACTATGTTTAAATCTGCAATGCCGGGAATGGATGATATTATGCGCCAAAACCCGGAACTAATGCAGCAGTTCACTCAGGCAGCAGTGTCGTCCATGTCAAACTCAAATCGCGGTCCCACTAATAGCAATGGCGGTAGCGGTTTCGGTAATTTTATGAATGATATTGCAGGGTTGTCATCCTCTCGCTCCTCATCAAATGCCAATGCGCAGTTTTCGCATCAACCTCAGTATAATCCGGCACAACAAATGAACATGCCGATGCCGATGCCAATGCCAACAGTTCCGCAACGTGCTCCGCCTCCACCAATTCAAACCAAAGGAGATGGCGCACCTCCGCCGCCCAGACGTCCGGGAGATTTGACAAACACAAGACCAGATATTTTGATGGGTCGTGGTAATGTATCGCAAACGATACAGCAAAGTTTGCGACCTGAAATGAAAGGGCCTTCCGATATTTCGTCGCTTTTATCGGGACTAAAAACCAAGACGGTGTCGGTTGACAGTAACAATTCGGCAACGGTGGCATCTGGAATAAAGGAAAAGGATAAAAATTCAAATGCAGGTGGAAGCACGATTAGCGCATCTGATTTGAATGAAATGAAGAATGATAATTTTCCGAGCAAGAGCAAACGCAAACAGAAGTCGGAGAGAACATCCATTAGTTTAGATATTTAGTTACATTACTACTACCTACTACTACTACTACATTTTATTTATAAATGTTCCGCTCTTCCCACATGATGTCATATTTTTTTTTATTTATTTTATTATTTTGAATGTGTCTTTCAGAATTATATTCGGGATATGTGGTTGAAATAACAAAAACATTTTTATATATAATATACCCCCCTCCACTATAATGTACCATATCAACATTGATACCATCATTTATACCGAGTTTATTATTTATGATTACCGATCCGAGCATTATAGGTCCTGTTGGAGATAAAGGACAAGCACCATAGTATCTATTTTTAACATTGGTAACAATTTGCATTATTGAATTGTATAAAAATATATTGCCTTTTTTACAAACCATCAAAGAGCTAAATATAGATGTTGGATACCTATCTTGTACAAAATGTTCTTTTTCTGTAAGTTCAATTAATTTAAATCCATTTACACAACACAATTTAGTATCAAGATAAATACCTCCATTTATAAATAATACACATAATCTCCATAAGTCGGCTTTATATGCGCCAGGAATTAATGTGTCGTATGCGCCAAGAACGTCAGATTTAAAATGTGTTTTTATAAATTCTCTGCAGTCGTTATCATCAAATAAATGATGATTAAATTGAGGGTTTTGAAATTTTAATAATTCAACTCTTTGTCTCAATTTTGGAGGCAAATCTTTTGTAAACCATGTTTGATATATATTTAATGGAATTACACTCTTATAATTATTTTTAAGAGATGTATATGGTTTATTAAAATTGATTTTATTTTTTATATATATTTTTCTAAAAACTTTGGGTTTAATATTGAAATGCATATTAATGATATTATATATATATATATATATATATATATATATATTAATAAGCATTAGTACTTGTTAATTACGATGATTACTACAATAATTAATGGAAAAATATATGATATTACTAACTTTGTTGATTTTCATCCAGGAGGAAGGGAAATGATACGACTCGCAGAGAATAGAGATTCAACTTATCTATTTTGGTCTTACCACATTGACAGAAAAAAAGCCAACAAATATTTATCACAATTACAATGTGTTGGAACTGTGGAAACTGATAATATTGTTGAAAAAAAATATTTATCTTCTTCATTACTATTTACCTTACAAGACAGAGTATTAGAATATTTGAAACAAACAAATCAAAAAAAAAGAGGAGGGGGGAATATAAATGCTAGAATATTATTTTTTAATTTAACCACTTTTTTATTAACATATTTGGTTTGTTTTTGTGGATATTGGTGGTTATCTTTATTTTTGGGAGTTTCTTTGGCGTCCTTCGGTTTATGCATACAACATTCTGCAAATCACGGTTCGTTGACCGATAACAATACATTAAATGATTTATTCGGATATTATAATGACATCACGGGTGCGTCTTCTTTCATGTGGAAAACGCAGCATAATTTAGGTCATCATTTATTACCAAATGACATTGTTCACGATCCGGACACATTCTCTAATTATCCAATTACAAGATTTTCTGATAAATATAAAATAAAAAAATGGCATAAATTACAATTTGTGTATTTACCTTTCATAACTGGATTTCTTGGAATAAATTATTTGATTTTTGACTTTTATAATTTTATTAATAGTTGTTATTTTAATATACGATGCCCTAAAAAAACATTGAAAGATATTACGCTATTCGTCGGATTTAAATTTTTGCATATATTTTTATACTATTTCATCCCTATATATAATTTCGGTCACTGGTGGACTCCATTATTGACAGTGTATACAGGTTCAACATATCTTGCATTTCAATTTTTAATAAGTCATAATACAAATGAAATTTATAAACACAAAAAAAACGTACATGAAGATTGGGCTGAGATGCAAATTTCAGAATCTTCTTCATGGTGTGGTGAATCAAAATTGATTAATTTTTTAACTGGGGGACTTAATGCCCAAATAGAACATCATTTATTTCCTGGGTTAAGCGACTATTTGTATCCGCAGATTAGACACATTGTTATGGACGAGTGTAAAAAAAGAAATATAATTTATGTTAAGTATAACAGTTTTGTCGAAAATCTTATGTCTTGTTTACATTATTTATACGATATTAATAGAAAATAATAAATATTCATTTTTGTTTCATTATTTATTATTCAATTATTATTCAATTATTATTCAATTATTATTCAATTATTATTCAATTATTATTCAATTATTATATTTTTAAAAGTTACTTAGTAGTTAATTTAGCGGAAATATAATTTTTATAATAAAAATTACAAAAAAGAACTATCATTGACAGTTGATATGCAATTTGAGACAATGCAAGTTTATTGTACCATTTATTTTCTGTATTATAAATAAAAATAATGGGATGAACGATGAGAATCATAAACTGTGTTAATTGTATTCTTGTTATCCATGATTTTATAGATTTTAATTTGTCACTGTAGTTAAAATAAAAGTACATGATTGTATGAACTATACTATTCAACATTGCGCCAAAATATGCAGAATTTATATTTTCATTGTATAAATAAAACCAAATAAGCCCTATACTTGAATGATGATATGTGTGCAATATGGATAGCGGTTTTCCAGATGTTATAAGAATTGCGGTATCCATAAAATCTACAACTTTGGAAAATGCGTGCAATAATATAAAATTTTTAATGTATATATTTTCATCAAAATTATTTAATAATAATGGATTATCCATATTAAAAATTGTTAGACCATAAACAGACATATATAAACTTAACAAAACTTGAAACCAGTTATAATAAAAAATAAAAGATTGAATGTGTTCCTTTTTCAACGTTGAAATATGTTTTGATACAATGATCATTCCTGCATATAAAACATGAACTAGTCCAATAAATAAATTCAAATTCATATATGATACAACTGATAAAATACTTATTGCTCCGACAAAATAAATTTGAGAACAACCTTGGATATTTTCTTTGGTGCTAATTTCTACTTGTGTGCTACTTCCGGATGGTGTATAAAAACATTCTTCCCATTTTTTGCATACGTCTGCATAAAAATCGTCAAAACTCTCATAATCGGATGCATGAATAACGTCTGATGCTGTTATATCACACACCACATTATTTTGTAGTTGCATTTTCTTTTCATTAATTACTTTTTCTTTGTTTTTTACATTGATAATTTGAAAAGAATATCCCATATTATACATTATGTATAACCCCCCGCGTTTTAATGGTATAATTTTTTTTGTTGAATTTCTTGTTCCTTCAGGATAAAATATAATTTTTTTATTTAATTTATATTTAATATTTTTACACGCGATTTTTAATTTACATTTATTGTCACAACCGTTTCTTTTAAAAAAATAAATAATATTATTAAACATTCCATAAACACTTGTAAAAGGTAAAAGAAAAAATACTAAAAATCTATAAATATAACATCCAATACCGCCTATAATATAATTATCTATATAATAATCGGCAGAACTTACATGGTTAAATAAATACACATCTGCATCTGGATTTATTTTATGTAATTCACCTGAATACTTGGTTTCTCTCATATCAGAGAGTTTTTTGAACATATTTTGAACGTCGGTTTTTCCAAAAAATATTTGGAAAAGTGTATTGTAAAACATAATCACTTGAGATTGAAATATAAATAATATTGCCTTTATCATTTTCGTTTTTTTCAATAATTAATTATATATAAATTACTTAATGAAAACTATTTAAATTATTTTTTTTTATTATATCATTATCTTATACTTTTTGTTTTATTTCTTCTTCTAAATATTGTTCTTGTTTTTGCATTCTTTGATGTAGACGTTTTTGTAGGTGTTCTATACGTTTTCGCATGAGAATTTGTATGAGTCGCAGTTGTTGTTGTGGTTGTTTGTATAGGAAGAATTCCATTTAGTACTCTTTTTTTTATTTTTGTATTTAGATCTTTTTGATTCTTGATATAATCCACCGCTTCATTTAATATTTCTTCCGCTTGAGAATCAAAGTCGTTGTCCAAATTTAAAAAACTATTCCGGTCTTTGGATTCATAAAAATCTCCGCTGTGTACAATCTCATTTAATTTTTTACGCAGCACACTATTATGAGGCGTAGATGGACGAAGTTGAGCAGCAATGCCTTTTTGTTCATATGAAGAACCGCCCACAACACGTTTTATATGTTTACTGTTTCGTTTTTTTACATTTCCTCTGAATTTTTTTCTGGTTTGATTGTTTTTACTGTTTTTTTTACTGTTTTTTTTATTGTTCATACTAAGTTTTACTAGAACTAACCGCTAAACTAAATGAAACAATATATATAATTATAATATAAAATATATAAAAATATAATATTTATTAAATCAATATCAAAATAAATATTATAAATATGATAACCATATTTTCATTTATACCGAATCATTTTATTAAATGTAATAATAATAATGGTAATAATACAATCTCTCTATTTTCATCCATCAAAACATCTATTTTAAATCAAACGTATACTGATTGGCAGTTATTACTTGTTACAAATGTTGAAAACGTTTCATTTGATCATGCTCACAGTGAAGATCCGAGAATAAAAATTGTTTACACTTCCGATTCTTACTTGAATTTAAATACTTTATTTGCACTAAATAAGAATAATGATAATAATAATAATATAATTTGTCCCGAATGTAAATATATATCTATTTTTGACCTTGAAAATGATATATGGAATGCGAATAAATTGCAAATACAGTATAATTTGATGCAGTCGAATAACTATGACATTATCGGGTGCGATTGCACCCCTTCAAATGAGCGCATACTCGCCACAAATGTGCGGACAGTAAAAAAAATAGAATCGTCTTTATTTAAATCGTGTCCATTCGTGTTTTCAACAATTTTAATAAAGAGAGAATTATTTCAACATTATGATGAAACTATCTTTCAAAAGGAGTGCGCGCAATGCAATGATAAAAACTTCCGCATAATACATTCTGAAAATAATACAATAATGGCACAGTTTCACTCGCTATTGCTTTTTATGACACTAACAGAATCTAATATTTATTGCATTCATTATTCACCTTTGAATCAAAATAATAATAATAATAATAATGGAAATATTAATAATAGTCGCGTTTTTAATTACTCTCTCGTCGAAACGTCCCTGCAAAGTAAACTAACATTTATGCACGAACACAAAACGTGCGATCATTCATTTTTTATAGATTCTAAAAATTATTTTGAAGAGAGATATATGCGCATTAAATTCTTCTCCGATTTTTGCAGTTCCGAATGGTGCAAACACCAATACGAAGAAATGTGCAG